TGTAGCACCGTCTATAATTACAGGACTAAACCTATCAGGTATACTTGTAGTATCGCCATGAGCAGCCATATCTGTAGGAAAAGTATAAAAATCAAACTTAACAGAATAAGACTTTGTAGGAAAAGGATATAAAAGATAATTATTATCTGGTGTCCTAGTTATAAACTGAGGCACTCCACCACCGTCAAATTGAGTTACCACTACACCACTTGCATGTGCAGAGGCTACAGTGCTACTAGCAGCACGTACACATCCTGTAAACGTAGTACTAGAGCCTATAGCTGTGTATGTAATAATTTCATTGCCTACGTGTAATGTTCCTACACTATCAAAACCTACAGTACTAGCAACAGTAAAAGTTGTAACAGAATCTGTGTGAGATTGAGATAAAGTTGTACTAGAAATCTCATCTTCTTGTTCTACTACTTTACTAATGTATTCATTATATTGTAACTGTCTAAGTCTTCTACCAACATTACCTAAGTCTGAATCTTTGACCAATCTAAATGTATTGTAATCTACTGTCTTAGTAGAAGTAGGCAAATTATATCTAACTACACCTGCTGTTAAAACTTGCGTGGCTGTATCATGATTAAAGGGATAATTAAACTCCCTCTGATTAATAAATCTAATGGATTCATTGATTGCATTTTTGCATTGAACTTGTATACCCCTAGCACTAGAAAAGGTTGCCGAAGTTAATGCAACCTCGTTCAACCTTGATATTACTTTATTTGTAAGTGTTAGGTAAGTTTCTGCCATGTTAATTCCTAGTTAAAATAAGAGAGCAAGTTGCCCTGCTCTCCCATATATAAGTTAAGCTAAAGTATCTCTATCTACTTCATTAGCCGCCATGTCACCAACATCACTGATATCCATAAGAGTTGCGAACACTCTTATAGTTCCAGTTAATGTAGTTCCAGTTTGAGCTGCTACAAGTATATCTAGAGTATCAGCTGCAGGTACTAAGACAGGAGCATAAGCTGCTGAAGTAGGAGCATAAGCTAAAGCATCAGCACCATCTGCATCAAATCCATCAACAAAGTTGTCAACGTCTCCACCTGTGACTCCTAAGTCAAAAGCAGTATCAGATGATGTACCTGTTAGAGCAGTAACTACTTGCAAACCTGCGTGTAAAATTACTGATTCAGCAGGAATATTCAGACACTGATATACGTCACTAGAAGCTAGGGCAGTACCCTTGGCTGTAGTAGCAACAGCTAAATCAATAGTGTTCTGAATTTGATATGGTTTTCTACCTCTAGGGTGATTTCCTCTAGCCGGTATAGTTAAGTTTAAGGTTGACATTAATTAACCTCCCTATGCTAAGTGATACATACAAGTAGCGATTGCTTCAGGGCGAAGTATCTTTCTACCATACAAATGCATACCACGAACAATATCAGCAAAAGAATCAGGGTCTCTATAAGTCTCTGTCTTGTTGATTTGCTCGGCAGTAGCTATAGATGAAGAGTGTCCAGCGACAATAACACCAAAGTTTGAAGAACTATTAGTACCTGTTGTTGAAGGTCCTGTTCCTACACTTGGTAAGTTATTAGATGCATACACTTTAAATCCATGAAGGTTATTCATTACTAAGCCATTCTGTAAACCAGAACCACCAAATTCAGCATTAAATAATCTACTGTCTTCATCCTTTAGTACTTCAATGAACACAGGGTCTAATACCAACCATCTGCCATTGCTGTCCACATTCTGCTGATCTAGAACTCTTGCCATTCTAGCTATAACAGTCAACGGATTTCTGTCACCTGCGGCAGGAGCTGCTGTAGTAGCACCACCAGTCCTAGGTATGATAGCTACAGCATCTGCTGCAGTACCACCGAAATCGGCTGCGTCTAGTTGCATAGAAGCTAACAGTTCGTCAGTACCAGCAGTAGATACAGCAACAGTACCATTAACAGTAGCGTTGACTGCGTTAGCAGGTCCATGAAGTGCTGATTGCTTGTAACCTGACATATAACCAAGTACGTCTTGGTCAAATTGGTCAGCTAGTCTGTAAGCTGCTCTATCAGATGCTAACTGTGAAAAGTTAATATGTGAGTGAGCCTCTTCTATATCATCCACTTTAAAAGCAAAGTAATTAGCTTTGTCAATATTAAGTGTAAATTCCTCATCATCAAGGTCTTGTGGAGTTATTGTAGTTCCACGAACGTATGCCTTGACAGTGATCTCAGGTTCTTTTATTACCTTAACGGAATCGCCCATATTTGCAATTTCACCAAAATAGTCATTATTAGTGATTGCATCAACAATAGATGACTTACGGAACGCAAGTTGCACCTGTTTGCTGTAAATAATAGGACTAAAATTACCGTTAGGAAGGTTGCCGTAACCGGCTGCTTTTCCAAATGCCATTTTAAATCTCCTTAAACATTTAGCATATGTACACAAAAGTGTACTATAGTTTTAGTCTTTTACTTTATAAGGACCATTCATAGTTGAGGTTGTACCTAAGATAGCGAGTCTTTTGTAGGCTCATATAATTGGGTAATCTAGTAAAGTGGGAAGTAAGTGTAACACAAGTATCCATTAAGGGGTTGTCTTACACCTTTAGTTATCTATAGTTATACTTAGATTTTAAACTTTGTCAAGTTTTTATCTAGCATTTCCAGAGACATCATAAATAAAGTTACCACTACGGATAGCTTCCATTATATTATCTGCTTTAGTTTCATATTCTTTAGCAGACATTTTTTGCACAGAAGACTCTAGTATCTTGTTAGAGCTTCCTTCAGCATCAATATTATTTCTCGCACCCTTTGTCGTGACTGCCTTAGCAGCACTTTTATCATTTGTGCTCGTAGTTTCCTTACCAATACCTCTATCTCCTTTGTAGAGGTCAATAGCTCTTGCTGCTGATCTTGCATCATTGTCATTCTCATATAGTGCATCTTGTACCCATTTAGGCTGTTCTTCTGCCCATGTGTGAAAGTCTTCACTCTCTCTTATTGTATCAAAGTCTGGATGCAAGCCTAGTAATTGTACTTCAGCTTTATCTTTTGCTGCACTTAACTGCATCTCATCTATAATCTTAACACGTTCTTCTAAAGCTTTAGATTGCTCTTTAGCTTTTTTCATAGCTATTGTTTCCACAATTTTAGCTACGTCAGGATAATCTGCTGCCCATGCTTCTATGTCTTCATCAGACTTAGGGAACTTCATTTCTTTTTTAGTAGCTTTAGATAGCTGACCTTTTAATTCATCTAACTGCTTTTGAAACTGATTTTCTTTCTCTTGAGTATGTCTTCTTAAATCTCCATATCTCTTTTTAAAAGTTTTCTCTTCAGCAGAAGTCGGTTCTTCTTCACTTTCAACTTTCTCCTGACCAGTCTCTCCTTCACCTTTTTGCTCTTCAACGAGCCTTGATAATTCTTCTTCATCTTTTTTTATCCTCTCTTCTTGAGAATAAGGTCTATTCATAAAAGCAACTTTTTTAGGTGTGCCTTCTTTTACCATAATTATGTTTGCTTGTTCAGCCATTATCTTCTCCTAGGGTTAACGTAGCCTTGTTGGGGGTTAAGTAAGCTAGTTCTAATTGTGGATTATTTACGTGAAGCTAATCCACCTCGCTTCATCTTTTTCTTCTTAGATGGTTGTCTGCGTGTTATTAATGATCCTTTATATGTTCCCATAAAACTATCTTCAAAACCACCTGTGTTACTACCACTAGAAAAACCACCACCTGTATTATTATCCTCGTCATCATTATTAGCAGTCATATTGCTTAAACTAGTAGATGTTGATGTTGGTGTAACGTCATTATAACCTTCTTCATTTACTGGATCATCATACTGAATACCACCAGCAACAATAGTTCCTAAATCACCTTTAGCTACAGTTTCATCTACACTAGTATCTTGAGTTGGGGTATAATCACTGTCAGTCCTAAACTTTTCAGAATCTATTTGATTCCTTTTTTGCTCTGCCCTAAATTCTTCTGTGCCATAAGCGTTTCTCAAGTCTTTAAAGATAACAGGAGCATCAAAATCAGCAGATGCCTTTATTATATTATTAAGAGTCTGAGCTTTCGGATTAGTAATGCTTATTTTTCCGTTAGCTGTTCTAGCTGTTTTCCAATCCTGATAATCTATACCTGTTACTTTACTACCTGTTGGTAAACCTGTGGCATCTAAATGAGATAGAGTAACCGTTGTACCTTTAGGGGGATTGCCCGTAGCTAGTTGCATGCCCGCCATGAAATACGCACCTACTCCACTTGCCAAATTTAATCCCGGAATATCATAACCTATTCCATAAGTAGTACCCTTAATAACACTACCCTTAGAATCAATCTCACCACCTAGCGTAGTAGTAGTCAGATTCTCTCTAGGGTCTGGGTTTTCATTATTGTCATTGTTAGGTCTAGCACTTTTTACTCTTGTACTTTTTAATTTAGCACTTTCAACTTTCTTAGATTTAGGTCTATATCCTTCTGGTAAAGTATAACCT